CTTCAGTTCGTCCAAGCTCGAGGTGATGAGCGGCTGCTGGGTCTGCCACACCAACCCCGCCGGGTCCTCTTCAGGAGGAAGAACGATCGCGGACTCGGTGGGTTCGGAGGGCTCCAGAATGTGCATGCGCATGGCGTTGGTCGCGGCCTCGTGCAGGACCAGGGTCAGGTAGTCGAAGCAGACAACCCGCTGCAGGCGGTCGGCCAACTCGTGGAACAGCGCGGGCAAGGCGCGGTGCGAGACGATCGCCGCCGAAACCGCCAACAAGGCTTGGTACCGGTCCTCGATGACAGTTTTCGGTCCGTCAGACTGAACCCTTGTCATGGCCAAATCCTGGTCGGTCCCTCATTCGGAACACAGGAGGGCCGCCACACCTTGGTGTTAGCAGTCGCCTGCGAGAAGCACATTTTACGCGTTTTCTCGGGAAGCGAGTACATTGTCAGCCCGGGCGGGCGGTGGCGCTCTCCAATCAGACACGCCGGCAACAATCTCGCTTTCGGCGTAGTGCGCTCCGGTGGGATCGCCCGAAGCGGCCAAGTCAAAACCCCCATCGCGCGTCGGACCGAAACGCCGACAGCAATCTGGTTCTTGGTGCTGCACGCTTCGGGAAGATCGCCCGAAGCTAGAGGTACGCCCTGCGGAATTCCGGTGGGTTCTACCATTTTGGCCGGTGCTAACGGTGCGGTTGACACCTCCGAGAGGCTTTAGCCGCACCTAAGTCGTCCAATGGACGGCGACGTTTGCCTCCACGGCGTTTGGTCCGCCTTGGCCCCGCCGGACGCGACGGGGGCCAACGTGGACGCAACGTGGGCCAACCGGGCGAAGAACCACGGCACCCTGGCTCGCTCGGCGTGCAGACTCCTTCGGCCGCGACCGGCTGGCGCATCGCAGAGCGCACCATGCTGGCAGCTGGCATCATGCCCGGCTGGACTTCCCCATCGCCTTCGCTAGGCCGTCCAACCCTTCGTCCGCTTCTGATGCCGGCCATTCCACAACTCCACGGATAGCCGAATGGCGCCTTCTAGCGCATCCGGACCATCATCGTGGTCCCCCACCGGGAAGTCCCGCAACTGCTGCACCAGCAGCAGCGTCCCTGGTGAACGGGACTTGAATCGCACTTGCCGCTGCGCCAGATACGGCCCGATGCGGCGAATCCGGACTTCCTTCTTCACCTGGTTGTCGATCGTGTAAATGGGGAGGTCCACTTGCTGCGCGCGGCCCACACGCTGAAAGTCCGGCACGAACAATTGCTGGAACTGGTTGACCTCAACAGCGAACCCCTCCGGCCGGAACTGCCGGACGTGCTCGACGCCGTCAGCAACGATTCGCTCACTGTCGCGCCGCTGCAAGTCGGCCTCGCAGTAAAGCACGCCGTTGCTGTCCCGCCCCAGCTTAACGTAGGCCGAGTAATCCCCCTTCTTGGCGTCCTGGCCTTTCGACGGATCCAGGGCCAGAGTCTTGATCGTCAGGTATTCCGGCCAGCGCTCGAACCAAAAGCCCGGATAGTCAAAGTAGCTCGACGGCCACTCGCACACCGAGGGATCGACCGGGTCGCCTTGCTTCTCCGCTGCGAAGGCGGCCCTGCCGATCGTGGCGCGCAAGCACATGAGGTCGTAGAGGCTTTCCGCTTCCGGCCAGAGCACTTCGGCACCTTCGTGCAGTTCGATGCGGTGCTGCTCGTAGAAGGCCCGCGCATCCCCTGCGCGGTTGGCATTCTCCCAGTCGTTGTAGATTTCTTCCCAGCGTGCCCAGAAGTCCATGCGCTCGGGCCATTGCACGACCGCCTGGAACAGCCGGGCCTGCCAGCCGGCGGCCTTTTGCAGTCGCAACACCAGGCATTCACGGTGCAGCGTCGTGCCGAGCACGATGATGTTGCTGTGCACGGTGCCGGCGTTGAGCACGGCCCGCGTGAACCACTGCCAGGAGCGCTCGCGCATGACGGCACTGGTCACATGGTCTTCATTTTCGGGATCGTCCACAACGATGAGCGAGGGGCGGTCTTGGCGGTTGCGCCGGCCGCGGATTTTGCTGCCGGTGCCCAAGGCTTCAATGACGACACCGTTGCGCAGGCGCATGCGATCTTGCCGCCAGACGGGACCGGGACCGCACATGTGGGGATAGTCCGCTGCGAGCAGGGCGTTGTCTTCCAGTTCGTGCTGGATGGCTTCCAGCCAGAGGTGTGCCTGACCGATGGAGTCGCTGACGATCTGGATGTACGGTTCGTGGCCTTCGACGGCGCACCACAGGGGATAAGCAAAGCTGGACCAGGTGCTTTTGGCCGAGCGGCGGGGGGCGATGACGGCCATGCGGGTGCCGCGGCGCGCGTGGAGGGTATCCAGTTCGCCGACCAGCCAGCGGTGGAAACTGCTATCGGCGATGGGAAAGTAGCCGGCAAGGAAATGGCGCGCCCAGGCGGCGAACCCTTGCGGGCGGCCAACCCGAGGTTTGGCGGCCGGTCTAGCGAGCCTTGCGAGCCTTCTGCGCAGGCCGCGTAGTGCCAGAGACACTTCTCGCCTCCAGTTGCGCCAGTTGTTTTTTGATTTCCAGGATTTCGCGGCGGTCGCTGCCGTACAGGTGGGGGAAGCGCCGCTCTACCCGCCAGGCAGCGGCCGTCCACTGTTTGTCGCTGGCCTTCTTGATGACGCCCAAGTCAAAGATGAGTCCCTCGGCCAGCCCCTTTTTATAGGTGAGGAAAAATTCCAGGTAGAGGGCCTCCTTGGGCTGGGGTTTGGAGCCTTTGCGGCGCAGCCGCCGGGCTTCTTTGGCCCCCCGGCGCATCCACTTGCGGACAGTGGTTCGGTCCAGGCCCAGGTAGTCCGCCACGGTTTCCACGTAGAGGACCGTGGGCAGGAGACGTCGGACGTCCGCGATGACTTGCGGGGTCAGAGCCGTGGGTCGACCGGCGGGCATGGGCTCACCTCGCTTTCCGGCGGGACTTGGCCGTGGTCGGGTTCGCAGTATCCGAGGGGCGGCGCTCGGCTTTCTTGCCCGTGAAGTCTTCCCAGCGCCGCACAATCACGTCGCAGTAGAGTGCGTCGAGTTCCATCACAAAGGCATGGCGTCCGGTCAGCTCGGCGGCGATCAGTGTGCTGCCACTGCCGCCAAACAGGTCCAGCACGTGTTCGCCGCGGCGCGACGAGTATTCCAGCGCCCGCGTGGCCAATTCAACCGGTTTTTCCGTCAGATGGATCATGTGCTGCGGGTTGACTTTCTTGACGTGCCACAGGTCCAAGGCATTCGGCGGCCCGAAGAACTGATGGGCGGCTCCTTCGCGCCAACCGTAGAAAGCGAGTTCAAAACAGCCCATGAAGTCCTTGCGCGTGAGCACGGGATGCTGCTTGTCCCACACGAGGCCCTGTGAGAAGTACAGGCCGTGCTTTTTGAGGAAGGGCGGATAGTTGCCCAGGTTGGCATACCCGCCCCAAACGTAGAAGCCACGGCCGGGCTGGAGGACGCGAGCCGCATTGCCGAACCAGCTATCCAGCAGACGCCCGAATTCTTCATCGCTGACGTAGTCGTTGGTCAGCGGCCGATCCTTGGCGCGGAGCTTCTTTTGCGTTGGCTTAGCTTTCTCGGGATGGCGTGCGAGGTCCAGGGATTGGTGGTGCTTGGTTCCTTGGAAGGAACTCAATCCGGCAGCGATGGCGTTGTTCGAGCGCGGCTCGACGCGAACGTTGTACGGAGGATCGGTGTGGACCAGGTGAATCTTGATTCCGTCCAGCAACCGGTCGACCTCTTCCGGTTTGGCGCTATCCCCGCACAAGAGGCGGTGCTTGCCGAGAAGCCACAGATCGCCTGGGTGCGTGGTCGCCTCATCCGGCGGCTCGGGAATGTCATCCGGGTCAGTCAACCCCTGCGCGAGCGGCGCTGCCGCCGCCGTCGTGGCAAGCTCGTCGAGCAAATGTTGCAGCGCCTCGCTGTCCGTGCTGACCTCGCGGAGCAGGGCCTCGAGCTTGGCGGAGTCGGCCTCGGCCATGGCGCTGATCGGGTCGAGCGTCGCGAGGATCTTCGCTTCTTGCTCTTCGGTCCAGTTGCCGATGAGCACTGGAATCTTTTCATCGCCTCTGGCCTGGCCGACCTTTCGGCGCAAGTGGCCGTCGATCAGCCGGCCCGTGCGTTCGTTGTAAAGGCACGCGCCCGCCCAGCCGACTTCGGCAATCACATCGGCGAGCGCTGTAAGCTGTTCGCTTGGATGCGTGCGCCAATTGCGCGGGTTCTCGGCCAGCTCCGCGGGGCTACGCCATTCCAGGCGAAGCGGCGGCAGTGCCCCGGCTTTCGGTGTTCTCTTGCCCATATCGAAGTATCCTCCTTGTTTGCGCCGGCGGTGGCGCCCTCTGCCACGAAGCTCTGGAGTAACCGTTCACCTATTTGGTCGGGGAAGCGCAGCTGAGCGCGGGCGGAGTTCGTATAGTGGAGGGCATGGCGAGACGACCTTGTCCCGGATGCCGGCAGCGCGAGGAGCGGATCGCGGCTTTG